CCCAAGATATTTGGCAAAACTGTTACGAATCCGGCTGGCAGGGAGAGATAGTCCCTGAAGCGTTCGCGCATCCCGCAAAGTTCTCCCATGCTCTTATTCGGCGGATCTACGACCATGCCCTTGCGGAGGGTTGGCTTGCTCCCAGCATGACGGTGGATTATTCACGTTGCTGGGAAGTTTAAATAACAAGGAGGATTTATGTCCAAACATAAAAAGCACGGTAAAGAAAAAGTTGCTACTGTAATGCGGGAGTTCCACCAAGGGACTCTCCATTCCGGCTCTAAAAAAGGCCCGGTGGTTACAAATCCTGCTCAGGCGAAGGCAATCGCAATGAGCGAGGCTGGGATGCAGAAGAAGAAGCGGCCATACCGTAAAAGCCTAAAGCGCATTTTCGGGAGGTAAAATGGCCCTGAAAGTTTGGTTAGGGGGCTGTTTGCGCCGTGCTGTGCTCTGGATAACTGGACGAGATTTGATGGAGCCAACTTTACTGTCTCCTAAAGGGGGGGATTTGATGATTTTGGGGCCTCCAACCTCGCGATGGGAAATGACACTTTCGGCGGATGCGTACTTGAAGTTCATGCTACCAACGGGGCCGAACGTACTGCACAGGATGATGCAGCGGTTGGTTCTCGGAATCAGGTGGCGCATGTTGCCGAAGACCCCTAACGAGAAGGCTGAGGAGCCGCCTCGGTCTCCTCAAGCCGGTGGTTAGTGAGATGGCGCTAAGAGTTTGGTTTGACAGATTAGATTTTGACCGCGCTTTGCATATTGTCTTAGTACACGAGCGCGAAGATGGTCAAGTCTGGGTCGGTAAAGTGGCAGATAATGGCGTAATAGAATACAGGTCGCAGGACCAGGGAACAGAAATCCGACCTACTCTCATCTTACCGAATGAAGGTAAAATCTTTTTAAAAGCCTGTGCGGAAGAACTTGCTCGCCAAGGAATCAAGACCGACAACGATCATAAAATAGAAGGCAAGCTAGAAGCTACGCGCTATCATCTTGAAGATTTACGGGCGATGCTGAAACTAAAAAGATAATGTCCGACCCTAAACTTAGACAACTCTTTCTCTCCTGGCGTCTGGACTCCTATAAATTTGCGCGGGAGGCGTGCGGCTTAAATGGCCCAACCCCCGGCTTGGATGCTTTATCCAATCAGCAGATCGAAGGTTGCCGGCATATTTCCCTCCTAACCACGGCAAAATGGAAGCTGGCCCTGGGCCAACCGATGACGGAAACGGAAAAAATTTATTCCAAGAAGATCGGAATTTCCATTATGAGCGGGCAAGGGACGGGCAAAGATTTTTGGGTGGGTTTGCATATACTCTGGTTTTTAAGTTGTTTTGAGTTTCCCATTATCGGAGCGACCGCCCCCACGCAGCACCAACTGAAAGACGTTCTCTGGTCACAAATTTATAAAATAGCTAATCGAAGAAAGGAAGATGGCAGCTATTATTTCGTTTTGAGAGACAAATTTGAAATTCAGGCTGATAAGGTTTACATGAAAGAATACGAGGGCAAACAGTGGTACGCAGTAGCCCGAACTACCAACGCCAAAGGCAGCGCAGATGAACAGGCGGAGACACTTGCCGGGTTACATGAGCATAATTTAATGCTGCCTATTGACGAAGCTACCGGAGTACCCGATCCGGTTTTTAAACCATTCGATGGAGCCATGACCCAAGAATGTAATTTTGGCGTTCTCATTTTCAACCCTACACGCTCTACTGGTTACGCGATAAGAAGTCAATTCCAGGACCGCGAGCATTGGGTTTGCCTGCGGTGGAATGCCGAGGAAAGCGATATTGTTACGAAGGCGTCTATAGAAGAAAAAGCACGGCGTCATGGGAGAGATTCTAACTTTTTCCGTATCCGCGTTCTTGGCCTCCCCCCTTCGGTCGGTAGCGACGAATTAATCCCTTGGGATTGGGTTATGGACGCGGTAAATAGGGACGTTCAACCGATGGATGACGACCCGTTGATTTTTATTATCGACGTAGGCGCAGGGGGCGATGATACCGCTTTATGCCGCCGCAAAGGGCCGCAGGTCATGCCGTTTGAAGTTACTAATATCGCGGAACCTGAAATCCTCACCAATTGGCTTCTAAGGCGCATTTTGACAGAGGAACCGCGCTTTGCGTTCATTGATCCTATCGGCGTTGGATGGGGAATAGCAGGACATTTGACGGATAGAGTGAAAAATGGGGTAACGGAGATAATCGGAGTGAACGTAGCCGAGGCCGCAGCCGAAGATGCTAGATTTTCACGCCTACGAGACGAGCTTTGGTGGAAAACGAGAGAGGAATTTGAGGCAAGAACTATTTCCATTCCCGACGATCCGCTTTTAATCGACGAATTGACCGCTATCAAGGTCGATCAGGAACGATTAGATGGAAAAATCAAGGTAGAAGGGAAAAGAGACCTCCGCAAGCGCATAGATTCCCCTAACCGGGCGGATACGATTATGATGAGCCAATTTTACGGGAAATTTTATATCAGAAAAATGGCGCAGAAGAAGAAAGCGAAGCATGAGGCGCAGCCGAGTTGGAGGGTGACGTGAGGCAACCACTAGCGGAAAGATTTTTTGACAAAATTCAAATTGGCGGCGATGATGACTGCTGGCTGTGGATAGGTGCTAAATTTTTAGGTGGTTATGGTTCGATTTGGTATCAGGGACAAAATCGTCGGGCAACAAGAATTTTATATATTCTTCTCGGCAATGAAGTTCCTGCCAAATTCGACGTTTTACATTCATGCGACAATCCGCCATGTATGAATCCTCGTCATCACTTTCGAGGGACGCGAGCCGATAATTGCCGCGATATGGGAAAAAAGGGAAGAGCTTGCAAGGGTAGCCAACAATGGAATGCGCGGTTAACAGAGAAGGATATTCCGTATATACGCGAATTGAGACGAAACGGCAAATTATATAAGGAAATAGCTGCTAAGTTTGATGTTCATCCAGTTACTATAGGCGATATTTTCAGAAGATCGACATGGAAACATCTATGAAAATAGTAAACTATGAAATAGGAATGGGCCAGCCTTGTTTTATCGTGGCAGAGGCTGGAGTTAATCACAATGGTTCCCTCGAACTCGCCAAAAAACTCATTGACGCCGCTCAAGCCGCAGGCGCAAACGCCGTCAAATTTCAGAAGCGTTCGATTGAGATTTGCTACACCAAAGAAGAACTCGACAAGCCCCGCGAATCACCCTGGGGAACTACCAACAGGCAACAGAAAGAAGGGTTGGAATTCGGCCTAAACGAATATCTGGAAATAGACGATTACTGCGAAGAGAAAGGAATTATCTGGTACGCGAGCCCCTGGGATATTGAATCGGCGGATTTTCTTGATAGCTTCGATATTCCGGTCTGGAAAGTGGCCAGCGCGTGCGTGACGGATATTGAATTGCTTCGCTACATGGCAGAATCGAAAAAGCCAGTGATTATCTCCACGGGAATGAGCACTCTGAAAGAAGTGGAATCGGCTGTTTTTGTTTTTGAGACAGCAGGATATAAGCCTGAAGATATCGCTCTCCTTTCCTGCGTTTCCACCTATCCGACGCCGATAGAAGAATTGAATCTGTTGAAAATCGTTACCCTGAAAGATTACTTCCTGGGCCACCCGATAGGATACTCCGGCCACGAAGTCGGTTTGTGGACTACTCTTGCTGCTGTCGCTATGGGAGCTTGTATCGTGGAGCGGCATCTGACCCTTGACCGGGCTTCGTATGGTTCAGACCAGGCAGCGAGCCTGGAACCGATAGCGTTTACTAAACTGGTCGTGGAAATCCGTGACTTGGAACGCGCCAGAGGGGACGGCAAAATTGACATTATCAAGAGCGAGATGGCGATAAGAGAGAAATTAAGGAGATTTCGATGAAAAAAATGGCACCCAATATTGATCGATTTCTCGCGTCAATAAATTATGGCGATGGCTGTTGGGCTTGGATTGGCACGCGATTTAGCAACGGTTATGGTCGATTTCGATTGCCGCCACCATAAGGAAAACATGAGGGTGCTCACCGTTATATGTGGAAATTGCTTTATGGCGATTTAAGAAAAAACGATTTTGTTTGTCATAAGTGCGACAATCGCGCGTGTGTAAGGCCAGTTCATTTATTTGTCGGAACACAAAAAGGTAACGTTGCCGATATGTTTTCAAAGGGGCGAGCCGGCCCACAAAAAGACCCAACCTGGCAACGAGGAGAAAAAAATAGAAACCACCGTCTTAATTTTGCGCAGGTTAAGCAAATCCGTAAGCAATTTGAATCAATGACCGCGAAGGAAATCGCCCCTTTATATGATATTGCTCCTGGCACTGTTTACAATATTATTCATCGTCAAAGATGGAACTATAAAGAATGTCTCGCACAATCGCGATAATCCAACAGCGCTTAGGAAACACAAGGCTTAAAAATAAGGCTCTCCTTCCGCTCTGCGGCATTCCCATGACGCAGCACATCGTGGACCGCTGTAAGCGGGCGAAGCTTGTGAATGAAGTCGTAGTTGCCTGTCCGTTCAAGGACGCGATTGTCCTTGGCGAAGCCTTGGATGCTACCATTGTCGCCCCCGATGTGCCGGAGAATGATCTGATTGCTCGATACTACACGGTAGCAAAGGGAATGGGGGCGGATGTAGCAATCCGAATCAGCGGCGATAACCCATGTATTGAGCCGGAGGAGATCGATGCGCTTTGTGGCTTTATTGGTGGTGGCCTGGGTGGCCTGGTCACCAATGCCGAATATATTGATCCTCAGATGCCACAGCTAGGTTTTGACGGCTTGGGCGGTGAGCGTTATGCATTGGGAATGTTGAAGTGGATGAATCAAACGATCAAAGAACCGTTTTACAGAGAGCATCCACACAAGTTTTGGTACGACATCAACCGCTACGCTTATGTAGGCAAACCCTATCCCAATGGTTTCCGCCTCGACATCAACAACCAGGCCGATTATGAAAAGATCCGCGACATCTACGAGCACTGCTATCCGCAAAACCATGAATTCGGGATAAAGGAAATTCTGGAGTACCTCAATGCAAAAAAAGAAGCGGCACAAGCATAAGTGGGTTTACGCCTACTACCACTGGCAGTACGGAAAAGGCGAAAACGTTTATGAGTGTGTTTGTGGAGCTAGGAAGCGAAAAGAGGTAAAACGTGAGCCGTGCGATTTGGAAAAACGGAATCTTCTTGCCAGAAAGTGAGGCGACCCTAAGTTTATATGATTCAGCCCTACTATACGGTGATAGCGTTTTCGAAATGGCAAGAAGTTTTAACAAAAAGCTGTTTAAGCTCGAAGCCCACATTGACCGCCTCATGGATTCTATCAAATTCACTTCTATGCCGTGCGCCTATAACTTTCACCAACTAAAGATGGCCCATGAGGATTTGATATGCCGAAACAGAAAGGAGTTCGCAGAAGACGACGAATATCGTACATTCATAAATGTCAGCAGGGGGCCATTACCGATCTACAAGGATATTTTGGAGGTAAAACCGTGGGTAATGATAACGTGTTATCCTTTACGGTGGGTTCTGAGGGGTATGTCAAAATACTATCAGCAGGGAGTTACTACGGTTATCCCCTCGCAGAGGGCGATACCGTCACGGTACATCGAAAACAAAGTAAAAAATCACTGCCGGTTAAGTTCAAGGCTGGCAGAATTGGAGGTAAGAAGAAATGATCCCGAAGCATGGCCCCTTTTGGTTGACGATAAAGGTTATATTACCGAAGGAACCGGAGCAAATTTCTTCATTTGTAAAAGAGATAGGCTTATTACTCCAGAACCCCAAGACTGTCTCCGAGGCATTAGCAGGAACTTTATCCTTTCCTTGGCCCGATCCAATGGCATTGACTATCGAGAGCGGGACATTGGATCTTTCGACGCTATCACCGCCGACGAAGCCTTTTTCACCGCTACACCGTGGTCTATTCTCCCGGTTACTAAAATCAATGGGACGAAAATTGGGAATGGGAAAGTCGGAAAGATGACGGAGTTTCTTTCAAGTAAGTGGGAGGAAGAAGTCGGATGCGAATGGAGAGAACAGGCGAAACTTTGGGATGAAAATGCTTGATGCTCTATACATAGGAGTCCTTACGATGATAGCACTGTTACCGATAGGGCTAAGTGTTTTTGATAAGTGGGACGAATGGGAAGAAACTACTGCTGGCAAAATTGTGCCTTCCATTATCGGACTTTTAATTCTCATGGCTTTTGCTGTGAAGTGTAAATAGGCGAGGAGATGGGATGGAAAAGTTTAAACACATAAATTGTCCTAATTGTGGTAGTAAGAATACAGTCGTTGGCGAAGGCGATGATCTTTCCACAACTGGACCAACTGGTATTTACGTATGGTGCAAGAAATGTAAACATCGCAACGCGGTCGGCTACATTGGCGGTACAGCTATGGCTGGTGATTTTAAAAACTACAATAAGCGAATTTATTTCAAAAACAAAAAATGCTGAACGGGCTTAGCCAAATAGAGGAGATAGGATGGAGAATAATGATAAGTTAGGTTATGATGAGGTTTGCATTTATTGCTGTAAATCCCACAGGAAAAAGTCCACGCAAATAAGATGCCAGAAGAAATACGACGTTAATTGGATTAAAGTTGAGAGCAAGGGTGAAATCTTTGTCGTAAATCGTACTTGGTTTGATCGCATGAAGCCGCTGCACATAGATCAATGCTGACCGGACTTAGCCAAATCAACATGCAGGCAAGGCAATGGGATGAACAAAGCAAAAGTTGAAGCCTTTATAAAAGAATACCGCGCTCTGTGCAAAAAACACGGCATCGTGATCGGCGGTTTTGATGATGGTCCATTTCTTGCGAAAATTAACCAATACAATAAACTTGAAGAACTCATTCGCCACATGATGAAAAATAAGGTTTGGGATTCCTGATGCTTAACGGCCTTTCACAGATAAACATCGAACTTACTTCCCGCTGTGACAAGCGCAATCTTTGTCAATTTTGCGGGCACCAGGACGATGAGATAAACCCGAATAAGAAGGGAAGAATGCTTTTTATGTTGCTTGTTCGGATCGCAGATCAGTTACCTGATGGCATTGTTTTACAGATGCACAGGGATGGTGAACCGACAGCCTATGACTTCTTAGGTGAAGCTCTTTTTTATCTTCATCCTCGTTTTATCGTTTCCATCCTTACCCACGGAGAGAACCTAATTCAAAAGGCCGATGAGATTATTAACCACTGTACGTCCCTCACCGTTTCCGCCTTCAACGGCGACCCGGATATGGAGTGGCAGATTGAAAACATCAAGAATTTTCTTGAACTCAAAGGCGACCGCCCGCCTATGGTAAACATCAAAATTGTCGGCTTCATGCCGCCAGAAAGAGAGAGAATTTATGCAAGTCTTGGAATTCCGATCATCAGAAGATTACTCCATGTTCCTGACGGAAATTATAGATACGTTCGACGCCATCCAACCGTACCAGAACACGGCATTTGCCTCGACTTTTTGCATCACCCGTCCATTGATTGGAAAGGGCGGCTCTTTATATGTAACCGTCTTGACCCGTCCGATGCTGGCCTGCTAGGGGACTTAAACGAGTCCACCCTAGACGAACTGTGGAACTCACCGAAGCGGATGGAAATGTTAAGAGCGCATATGGCAGGACGGCGCGATCTGGCTAATCCTCTTTGTGCTCGTTGTATTTATTTCGGCGTCCCTTCAGAGATGTAAATGGCTTATAATCCAGTAAGACAAAGAGCATACTATTTAATTTATCAAGAACAAAAGCGAGAGTATGCTCGACAATGGAGAAAAAATAACCGTGATAAAGTCAAAGCACAAAAACGTCGTCCCGGCGCTCGCGCAAGTGCTTCGCGTTATTACTATAGACATCAAGAAAAGTTGAACGAACGCGCAAAAATATGGCAGGCGATACACTCAGAGCGCAGTAAGGCCAATAGTAAGGCATATTACGAACAACGCAAATTAAGCGATCCCAATTACAATAAGAAGCGGGCACAGAAATACAGTAAGCAACTTGCCGAACAACAGAAAAAACGCAGGGCAAAACTAAGGTTGGCGCGACAGGAATCTCCCGAACTTGATAAACGCGAACGTGAGCGGCAGCGAGTTTCCACCCAATTATGGAGAATTAAAAACCCTGACAAAGTGAAACTTAAAGGAATTGTAGATTTTCATAGAAGGAAAGCGCGACTGATCGGGAATGGGGGATCATTTTCTGCTAAAAATATCGAAATTTTGGAAGTTAGGCAGAAAGGGAAATGTTACTGCTGCGGTAAACCTTACGGCAAATTTCATATAGACCATATATGGCCGGTAGCAAAAGGTGGTAGCAATGGGCCGGGAAATATTTGTTTGGCTTGTCCGCCATGCAATTTGTCTAAACATGATAAAACCCCGATGGAGTTTGCAGGAAGGCTTTTTTAATGACTGACACCGAACTCCTCACCGCCTACCGCAACGCAAAGGGTCTGACAGAATCCCTAGAGCGTTTACTGCTTTCAAAGGGATTGCTAAAATGCCGGCAATGCGGAATAGCGCATCCGATGGGAACGCCGCACATGGCTAAACCACAAGGAACGATAGCGACCCTACTTAGTAGAGTGGAGGTATCAGGATAAAAAAAGACTTGACACGATTCTAAAATGGGTGTAGTGAAAGTAAAACGACGCTAAATTAGCGTCAACATTCCCAAGCTCGCCCCGCGAACGGTAAGCCACCTTGGACTGAAAATCCATAGGTGGCTTTTTGGCTTACAGCGAGTCCAAATCCAAAAACGGTAAAGAAACCTCAACTGACCGGGAATTACTTGTCCAACTGGATGAGTGGATTCGCGCCGACATAGAGCATCCTACTTGGGTATCTTGGCGGGAAAACGCCCTAAAATGCTTTAGATATAAGGAAAATGACCAGTGGACTAAGGAAGAATTAAAAGAACTCGCCACACGCGGCCAGCCCCCTACCGTCAATAATCAAATCAGCGTCACCATCAATCGTTTAGTCGGTCAATTCGTCAAAATCAAGACCCGCATAGGCTATCGGGGCCGGAACCAGCCCCAGGACCAAAGCGTAGCCGAAGCCCTCACCGACACCTTTCTCTACATTCGCCAAGCTAACGCCCTTGAATTTGAAGAAGTCGAGATGGCTGATAACGGCTTTACCGGCGGCTTTGGTGTGCTTGAAACCTATGTCGAATTTGACGACATAGGCCAGCCGGAAATTAAGGTCAGAAGCGAAGATCCATTTTCCATTTTTCCCGATGGATGGTCGCGCCGGTATGACTGGAACGAAGATGCTACAAGGATCAGCCGTGCCAAGTGGATGGATGTTAAAGATGCTCAGGCACGCTGGCCGGGAAAGAAAAATCAAATAGGGGAATTGGCCGATGGCAACGTTCTTGGCCTCTTGAGCGATGTAATAGGATTCAAAAACGAAAACTATGTCGATCCTAAGAGCCATCGAGTACGGCCTTTCGAGGTCTGGTGGAAGGAAAAGATCAAGGAAACTATCTGTCTTTTCGATGACGGCAGCATCGTTGACAAGCAAGCAATGACGCTCAAACTCTCTGATGGCCAGAGTAGGCCGATAAGCAAAAAAGAGCTTGAGGAGCTAAAAAAGATAAGGAATTATAAGGAGATAGATCGTCTAAGCCACAAGATGCATTGCGCTGTTTTTATCAGCGGCGTTTTACTAGAGCACAAAGAAGTAGACCGCAAGTATTTTCCTTTTGTTCCCTACTTTGCGTACCGAAAAAAGAGCGGGGAGCCGTATAGCCTGATTTTCCTAGCTATCCCGATGCAGGACGCTATCAATAAGCGGGAATCGAAGGCCCTGCACCTGCTCAACACCAATCAGGCCATCATGGAAGAGAACGCTGTCGAGGATGAAAACGAGCTTGCTATTCAAAAGGCCCGTCCTGACGGCATTATCAAGCTCAGAGTAGGACAAAAGGAAAAGTTTGAACTGCACAATAACATCGAACTCGCTGCGACGCAGTTCAACATGCATAACCAGGGGAAGATCGACTTCCGGCACATCACCGGGATCAATCCAGAAGCCCTTGGGGAGCCGTCTGAGGTCCGATCTGGTGTAGGCATTGCCCGCAAGGTGGCTATGACCGAGCTTGTGATAGCCCCCCTATACGATAATGTCCGGCGCACCCGCATCCTTCTTGCCCGTAATATCCTCGAACTGGTCCAGAAATACTACACAGAAGAAAAACTCTTTTATATCCTCGATGATTTGAAGAAGGTTAAGGAAGTTGCCCTTAACAGGCGGCTTCCTGGCGGGAAGATTGAAAATGATATAAAACAAGGTTTGTATGATGTCGTAGCCGAGGATATGCCCGACATCACGACCCTACAGCAGGAGCAGGCTCAATTACTCGCACAGGCTCTCCCGAATATCCTTCCGTTTGGGCCATTCTGGACGAAAAAGTTAATCCAGTTATCCGATATTCGCAACAAAGAAGAATACATCAAGGAAATTGAGGCTGAGAGCGGTCCACCGCCTCTTGAGCCAAAAATCAACTTGACTGTCCAATTCGACAAGCTCCCGCCGTCTGAACGGGCCTTTTACTATATGAAAATGGGTAGCCCGGAGATGGCCCAAGTGGTCATGCAGGAAAACATGCCACCTACGCAGATGCTAGATGCTCAAGCGGATCAGGCAAAGGCGGCGTCTGACCAGCAAAATGTAGTTTTAAAGGCTAAAACAGACGCGCAAAAGACGATGATGGACATGGCCGCTAAGGAAATGGACCTAAAGGCAAAAGGCGAAATGCACCGGATGAACCTGGAAAAGGGGCGTATGGACATGGAAGCGGCAAAAATAAAAACGGCTCTGGCGATCACGCAGGCACAGATGGGGAAAGGCAATGGGAGTCAAGGAAATCAAGATCGAGCACGCTAAGATCGGGGATTCACAGAAAATAACCGACGTGCAGGAAAAGGCTTTCAAAGAAGCGGGGCTTGATTTGCACCGTGATGAGGTTACCGGCGATGAGATCATAGACGACTTCGACAAAAAGGTAAGGGTGTTGAAGGTAAGAAATCGCAGAAAATTCTTTTTCCTTGGAGGTCACAGTGGAAAGAAAAGTTAAATTTCTCCGTATCAAGTGGAACGGCAAAACGCCCCGGACATTTTCGCTCCCTATCCCATTTATAAGCCTAAGCGAAAAAGAAGGGGAAGTCTTTTGTAACCCCATAGGCGATTTTCCGCCTGCTGATGGGCAGCGGCTGTTGGATTTGGAAGGTTCTTTAGCCGAACTCATAGAAACGATTTATGAGGGCGAAACGACAAAAGGAGCCAACACGACAGGCACAGTTTCGTCGGTCTTGGGTGTTCAATTTTCCTTTTGTCAGTGTGGGTGCGAAAAGTCCGTAGCGAAGGAAGGAAATAGGTTTATCCGAGGTCATTCAGCGAGGTATCCGAAAGCGCCATCTCAGCCGCAACCGGAGGCAGGGGCCGTCCCGGTATAGCTGAAGGCAAGGAGGCAATATGGCAGAGACAGCAGTAGCGGTAGAACCCGCAAAACCGAGTCACCCTAGCTTGGGGAGCATCTTTAACCAAAATCCGCCTGAGATCACTCCTGAAAAAGCTCCGGCAGCAGAAGCATCGCCGGAGAAGGAGCAACCAGCGGAAGAAGTTAAGGAAGCGAAGCCAGAGGCTAGTCCGGCAGTTGAAGCCAAACCGGAGGAAAAGCCGTCCCTCGAAAAGAAAGAGGAGGCAAAACCAAAGGAAGAGGCTAAACCTGCCGTAGAGACAAAACCAAAAGAGGAGGCGAGTCAAGCTAAAAGCGCATGGGATACCGAGAAAGAAACCCTGTTGAAGCAACTGAAGGATACCCGCGATTACGCAACGCGGGTAAACAGGGAAAATCTCGATACGAAAAGGCAGCTGGAAATTGTCAACAAGAAGCTCGACGGGACTTACGACCCCGACAAGGATGACGTTAAGCCGCCAGCACCGGAAGAAATCCTAAGTACAGGCGAGAAGGTAGGGGCAGCGAGAGCATCGCTCAGGGCTGCCGTGGATAGGTATGGTGAAGAAACTGTAGAAAAGGAGCTTAACGAGTTCCACAGGGTTTTTGAGCAGAATGAACTCATCCAACGACGAGTAGTGAATAGTTCCGCGCCTACCCTTGAAGCTATGGAAGTGATGAAAGAGCTTCGCTTCTACAATGCTGTTACGGAAAAATATGGCAAAGATCCTGACAAGTGGATTTCAAATATCCGTGCGGCGTTGAAAGAAGAAGTTAGGCAGGAAACAAGAGGAGAGGAATCCCAAAAACTGATAGCGCGACTTGAAAAAAAGGACAAGGAAGTCGCCGGAATAGGCGGCGCAAGGGGGAGCAGCGGCATACGAGACGAAAAAGTCGTAGCCGGACCTAAATCCCTCGGCACCATATTCGGCCATTAACAAGATTAAGAGGAGCGCAATATGAGTTATGTTGAAATTCTAACGGGTCACGATCTCACTGTAGAACAGTGGAATAGTGACATTTTCGAGGACATCGCAGGACATCTGTGGTGGAAAAATCTAATCGGTGATGGAAATACCAACGTTATCATTGCCAATGAGGATTTGACGACAAAGCCCGGAGATGCCGTTACGTTTGGGTTGATGGGGCGTATGTCAGGAGGTTTGGTTACTGGAAACGCTACCGGCATTGGGAATGAAGGAACGGTGTCCTTCTATGGGCAACGTGTCACGGTGAATAACGTCAGGCGGCTTATCAAAGTCACTGACATTCCGATGAGTGAAAAACGCACCAACTTTGGCCTACTGAAAAAGGCCCGGCAGGCGTTGGAAAGTAAATTTCAGGAGGACATTGACGACGCTATCACTACGGCGTTGAGCGTTACGTCAACTGGAAGAGTCCGTGGGCGCTACCTCTATGGCGCGGCGGATTCAAACTGGAACGCGACGCACTCGACGGCTCTGACCGCCGTTGACAATACGTCGGATCAGTTGACAACCAATATGCTCAGAATCGCCAAGCGGAAGGCTACCATTCCGGTTAATGCAGACGGAATCAAAATGCGGCCCATGAAAGTAGTCAATGGCAAGAACTACGAGGATTGGTTCATCTCGGTCAACCACCCCTACTGCACACGCGATATGTTCGATAGCGACGCGGCATGGAAAAACGCTCAGTTGAACATCCCGCCTCAAGCAAATCGGGATTCTCCAATATTCTCCGGCAGTTCGTTTAAGGGGGCCTATGACGGCATTTTGATCTACGAGTACGACCGGATCAATCTGGTTAGCTCTACAATCCAAGTGGCCCATAACTTCCTACTCGGCGCTGGGGCATGTGGAATTGCGTGGGGGCAAAGGTCCAAGTTCGGAGAAGAGGAAAGCGATATAGGCCACGCGGTAAGCTATGAACTGCACGAAATCCGTGGGGTAAATAAGTTTGTTTTTACCCGCACTGGTGGCAGTGCGATGGATGAGGGTGTGGTTAGCGTTTTTGCCGCAGCGGTGGCGGATTAAAGGAGGATGAATAATGGCTCAAACAGCTAAAAGCGCAGAAATTCTACAGATTGTCGGCTCTTTTGGCAATCTGGCTTGGGGCGTAGCTGGCGGAACTGGAACTACTACGACCGTCACTGTTCCCCAATTTTCTGTTGTTCAAGGTGCCGGGGCAATGGGGGCAACGAGTAATACAGCGGTTTACGTTGACACCATTTCCACCAACACCTTTACTGTCACACATGCAAGCGGTGATCTGTTTTTCTGGATCGCGTGTGGCAAGGCAAAAACTTAGGAGGAGAAACGATGAGTTCAAATTACACAGAGTTTGATGTTCAACTTTGGGATGTCCGTTTGGGACAGGCTATCGACGACGACACCGGCCTGTATTGCGTCTTGCAGGCGGGGGTTCCGCTAAAGCAGACTTCCTATAGCGATAGCTCCGGGGCCACGACTTTGACGCAACCGGCAACCATGACTGACGGCAGGATCAACTTCTTTGTCGCCAGCACGACTACCACCGTTGACCTGTCCATTATGACGGCAGCGGGGAAGTCGTACTTTATTGAAGGGCTGACTGCCTCGCAGCATCGGGTCGATGTTGACCCGTACCGGGAAAGCTATACCCTGGTTGGCTCCTGGGCGGTCCTAAGCGCTCATGCCGATGGAACCGTAAGCGCGGTGTTTGCGCCTCAATCCGGTGGGCCGCCTGCCGGACTTAAAATCAAGGACGTGTACGTCCATAAGACGCAGCTTGGCGAAGGCGTCGGCGCTGGGCTGATTGTGGACCTAGGAGTGTCTGGCGATCCAGATGGTTTCGTGGATGGCATGACGGCCAGTGCAACTGGTTACTACTTGAACCAGGCGGTCATTGCGGTTGACACCGAGGGCGGGTCTATTGTTGCAGCCGTGCAACTTCGCGGTGTTCTGTTGATGAACTATGCAGAGGGCAATTCTGGTGTCACAGCCAGCGCAGGAGCACCAGGCTTCTTCGAGAAAAAGCCGTACATGATTTCGTTGGTTACAACCACAAACAACCTTGTGTTCGCAATCACCGCGACATCACAGTTGACTACGGTTGCCGGAGCTAGGGGATATGTGTTCTACGAATATGACATAATCCCCACTGCGGGCAACTAGTTAGCAGCGAAAGTTAATGTGGCACTTCACACAGAAGAAGCCAAAGCTAAGATGAGAGAAGCGTGGAGGCGGAGGGGGCTAATCCCCTTCTCCGCCGAAACGCTACTTAGGCAATCGCTCGCCAGCAAGGGAAAACCCAAATCTGCGAAGCATTGCTTAAACATTAGTCTCGGCAAACTCGGTAAGCCGCGACCCGATATGCAAGGGGCCAACAATCCAAAATGGATAGATGGTCGCATGAGTGATCCTAATCATGCGATAGAGTCTCTTCGCCTTCGACGGAAGTTAGGCAAGGTTCACCCTGAAATATGGGAGAACATAAAAAGGCGATACGACTATACATGCCCCGCCTGTGGCAGGATAGAACCTGACATCGTACTGACTAAAGACCATATCATTCCGATCACTTGCGGCGGGACTAACGATCCAAGCAATCTGCAACCTCTTTGCAAAGCCTGCAATTCCCGAAAACACACAATGATTAAGCGATACTCGCCCAAAAAGGAGGCCACTATTGCAGTCTAGCAACAATGGCAACGGTAACGGAGGGGTGTGGGACAAAAACACGCCCCTCCGTTATGTCGCCCAAGTAATCCGCAAATTAGACGACGGGACTTATCCTACAGAAGCGACGAAATGCTTTTGCGGGATAGAGCCTGCGAACGATTCCGTTCTAACCGAACGTGACCGCTATACGATCCCGCATCGCATGGTTATGTGCGAAAACTGCCTTTTGATACGGGCGAACCCTCGTATGACAAAAGAAGCCTATGAGCAGTTTTACAATAACGAATATCGCAAGATTTACGACGGCTTCCCCTATCGGGAAAAATCGGAAAACGATGACTTCCTTTTTCAAATCGCGGCTGACCGGAGTATGCAACTAAAAACCTTTTTGGCCGAGTTCGATATACTGCATCCTAAAGTGGTAGTGGATATAGGTAGTGATAAAGGCGGCACATTAACCCCGTTCAAAGAGGATGGCGCAACGGTTTATGGCGTAGAGTTATGCGAACGGGGAAGAAGTTTTGCCGAGCAAAAAGGCATCCAGACAGTCAAAACTGTTGATGAATTGATCGCAAAAGGCGTAAAAGCCGACCTCGTTATCTTGCAAGATATAGTTGAACACCTGCTCGACTTAAATGAGCTAGGCAAGCTCAAAGACATACTTTCTCCGACAGGGCGCGTATTCATTTACACGCCTGGGCTACTGGCCTGCGACCCCGGCAAGATGTTTCAAAATGCCCATACCTACCAATTTCTAGGTGCGACGTTGCAATACGTGATGCAGAGGCTTGGCTATATAGACGAAATCCTCGACGACAGGGTTGTTTCTATATGGCGATATATCGGGCCGCATCGGTTCCCAGCGGAGCCTGAATTAGTATGGCGCACCCATATTTTTGAACATCTGTTGCAAAAAGCCCCTCGAACATTGCCGCCAGTAAGAACGCGCTGCAAGTTTTCCGAGAAAAGCATGTTGAGCAACCTGGAAGCCAATTTGAGCCGTAAACTGCCGACCATAACGGAGCTTGTCGGCAAGTATTCTGGTCCCTGCGTCATTGTCGGCGGTGGGCCATCGGTTGATAGCCAGATAGACAAGATCAAAGAATTAATTACAAGGGGCTATCCGCTGTTTGTTATTGAACGCATGTATCCCTGGTGCGCCAAACATGGCCTTAAACCGACATTCGTTGTTCAGCTTGATGCCAGCGATGACGTTGAAGCCGGGTTCGCGCATCTTGACTCCGATACTATTCACCTCGTAGCCGCGACAACGTATCCTCCTGTGTTTGACGCACTGAAGGGTTACAAAACATACATTTGGAGTGGTATTGGCGGAGCACATCCAGACGGGCAAGAAAGCTGGATACGCTACGGCTATAAGAGAGTGACGGTTGTGAATACGGGCGGCTCTGTCGTCCTAGCGGCAATGTCTATAGCGTCGATGCTAGGTTTCCGCAACCTGCATCTTTTTGGCTATGACTTTATGGTGCCAAGCCAAGAAAAAACGTATGCCGCTGACATAGCGGGGATGAGCGTAGATCGGACTTATATGGAAGTAGAAGTAGGCGAGGAGCATGAGAAAGTCCTTACATGCACGTCTTTTCTTTCCTTCGCGCAGCAGTTTTTCAATATGCTCGAAACGCAACGCAAATGTGGATTGACTGACTCTGTAGATATCTATGGAGAGTCGATTCTCAATAAAATGTGGGACAGACCAAATTCGGAGGCAATATGGCAGGATCAATCAGCACCCCTAATATAGCTTGGGCGGCTGGTTTTTTGGAAGGTGAAGGCAGTTTTTATTCTCCTGGTCCAAATACTTGTCCTACTGTGAGAGCGAGTCAGGTGCAAAAACAGCCCTTAGAGAAACTGCAAAAGTTGTTTGGGGGCATAATTCGTCTAGTCAATAGACACATTCCTACTAGCAAGGCCATATATGATTGGCAATGTCATGGACCTCGCGCAGCTGGAATAATGATGACGATTTTCCAATTCATGTCGCCAAAAAGAAAGGAGCAAATCGGAAAAACTTTTTCCCGTTGGCAAAATACTCAAGGTCTCCAATCTAAGTATAATAAGTTGTGTTTTAGGGGCCACGCAAATAGATGGGGGAAATTGGCCTATAAAGTAAAATCTACTGGTGAGCGCCGTATCGGGAGGCGTTGCCTAGAATGTCATAACCTCCGAAGAAAGGGATTATTGGTGTAATATCGCAAACTCAACAAATGGAAATCCCTGGAAAATCGACACCGCAACCGCCGTATCCGCAATAGCGGGCAGTAGGGTTTTCCAGATTTACGATATTATCTTAACCTCCGCTAGTGCCTCTGGCGCTACGGTCGTGCAGGATATTGACGGGAATATCAAATGGGAATGGTCCGGTGATGCAGTAGTCTATAACGTCCACGACCATTTTGATCCACCCATTACGATTAACGGCCTTACCGTTCCAACATTGACCTCCGGCACCCTGAAAATCTATGTGAAACAGATGAGGTAGTATGGCTATTGGTACTACCGCTGATTTTGGCCTAAAAAGAAACCAGATTATCTATGAGGCTTTACGCAAGGTCCGTGCTATTCAGAGCGGCAATGAGCCTACCTTAGACCAGATAGATGAGTCTGTCCGGCTTCTCAATGCGATCATCCGGGAAGAAGATTTGCATGGTACAGGGTTAAACTTAAATCTTTGGGCCGTTGATACCGGCTATCTTATCCTCACCGCAGACCAGCACGTTTACACGACATCAACCGGCGACGGTCTAGCCAGCAACATCTTAGAGCTTCTTTCGGCTAATTACCGAGACGCTACAGGCGATGATTTGCCACTCGGCATTATCGTAAAACAGCAGTACGACGAGATACAAAGCAAGGACGAAACTGGCGACCCTACAAAAGTCTATTTTCAACCATCACGCCTGCTCGCGGATCAACGGCTTTGGATTGACAACGCGCCAGGGAGTGTAACCAGCACGTCGGAAGTAATCGGAACAGATGGACTCAATTACAAGTGCATCCTAAAACATACGGCGGCGAGCTTAAATGATCCTATAACCGGCGGCGACTGGCGGCTTTACTGGACACAAGCGGGCAGTAGTGGCTCGGCATGGGTGACTGCGACGGCCTATACCAATGGCGAACTGATTTTCTATTCCTACAAGCGGCCCCTTTACGATTTCGACTTGGCTACCGATAACCCCGACATGCCTAGAGGGTGGGATAGATATTTAACCTTGCGATTAGCGCACGATCTTTCGCCAGGATACGGATTGGCTTTGGATGAGCGAGTCTGGTTTAGGGCACAATACAAAGAAGCCAGGGAAGCCATTTTCCCATCAACCAAGCCGCCGGTAACGGAAAAGTTTAACAAGGCTCTCTACTACTAGATATGCCAGCCCGTGAAACAGATTCCTTTTTCCCGTATCCGCCTATCTGGAAAACACCAGCGGAATTAGTCAACTTCGACTTTGAGTTTACCGATGACATTCCGGCAAGCGATTCCATCAAAGCGATAGGCATAAGTTCGGCTACGGGGGCGGTAGCCTATGATGAGAGTAGCACGGTCGTAACAAGCACCCTTATTTTTTCCACCGTAGTAACAGGGACAAAAGTTAGAGTAAAGCTCACAGGCGGCATGGATGGGAGTAACTATACCATAATCGCCACTGCCGAAATGAGTACATCAGGAGAAAAGCCGCAGCAGGGCCTAAAAGTAAAAGTACGGTCGATTCCGGTGATTTGAGGAGGTCTATTGGATTTAAGAGATCCTTACTGGAGAGATCTGATGGAATGGAGCCTTGGGCGACCACTAACAGAGGGAGAAATTTACTCTAGCATAAATGAACAATCGGGCATGATACGTTACGATGCTAGACGAACTGCCAATCTGTTAGGTGGAGCGGGCGCATCTTATGTAAAACAACCCGATTCTACTTTCAATTATAAGCAACAACCACCCGGGGGATATGGCGAACTGTCGGAATTAGACACCCTGTTTAAAATTTTAAATTTTATTCGTAAGAGGGGTTTGTCAAGCTTGGAATAAGGCGACCTTAAGGGAATATCTAATGCAGCAGGAAATAACTTTCGCCGCTATAGCGGGGTTTGAAGGGCTGGACGAAACCCTTATCCCTGGAACCAATCCAAAACGCACAAGGAGCCTGGATAATGTTAAAGTGCTAAATGGGCGCGTTTTAGGGGTGCTTGGGACGGCCAAATATAGGGGTATTACTGGCGCGTCAGCCAGTACCGTGCTCGGCCTGATGCAATATCAAGGATCGGATTTAACCACAAGCGTTCTCCGGCTGACGACCACGGCGGTTCATAAGCTTAATACCAGCACAGATGTATGGGATGATGTGACCGGCACAGCCCTGACTGGCGCTTCGACCGACCTGCCGCCTCAATCCGACATGCACAAAGGCGTATTGGTTTTTACCAACGACGGCCAGGACAGACCTCGTAAATACACCAACAGCGGTACTACGGCTGTTCTGGGAGGCACACCTCCATTCTGCAAATCGCTGGTAAGTTACTTAGATTTTCTCATTCTACTCAACATCGCCACTGTTGACGGAACATTCTCGCCACGGACTGCTAACTATTCCAACGACTATGATGTTAATTGGTCCTTGTGCGAAGGCAATGAGCTAAACTTCAACGAAACGGCTGGTGAGTTAAATTGTGCAAAAACGGTTGGCGATCTGGTAGTGGTCGGCAAGTCGGATAACATCAACCAACTGCGTCACATCGGCTCTCCCACACGCTTCTTTCAAAAACCACTTAAGTTCGACCAAGGCGTACTAGCCCCCCGCAGCATGGCGACTGTAGGCAATGCCGGAGTAATATTTCTTGCTACCGATTTGCAGCTTTATATTACTGACGGTCAGATAGTAAAGCCCTTACCTCCGCTTGTGCAGAGGAAACTACAGTCCACAATGGATATAGCTCAAGCGAAGTGGGCCTGCGGCACGGCCTTTCCAGACAATGATGTTTACCATCTGATTTATCCGACCAGTAGTAGCGATACGGCGAACCGAGGGCGTATTTCCTATAACTTCCGCACAGGGGAATTCTATCACCGGACCTATGACGGGCATCAATTCACGGACATTATGGAGTTCCGCCTTAGCAATATCACTTCCAACCTGCTCATAGCTTCGGCCACAGACGACAGAGTGTACCAAATGGATGCGGCAGACGATGATGATGATGGGACACCGATAGACCGTTACTATGATACCGATTGGCAGTACTTTGATGGGTCAATTACAGGGGCACGGCTGATATTTCGCAGACGGCGGGATGTAAGAGTGAAAATCTCTGTGGCGGCGGATTTCAGCGACAAGTGGCTTTATCCAAAATGGTTCGATCTGCGTGGAAGCAATCCAACCAAAGAAGATACTGAGGTACTTTACCGCTTGCCACAGCCACTTGAGGGTAGAGCGTTTAATTTGAGAATCAACTTCTATCACGGTGGTACAACAAATGTAGGTGAACTTCACCAAATACACCTGCGCGGGATACCTCGAACAGATGAGGCGAATATTTATCAAGCTGCATAGGAGGATAATATGGCTATAACTCAAGTAACAATCGCTGGTCCAGCGGGTCTAATTGAATATACAAATGACGACATTGCAGAGGTAAAGGATGCCGTAAAGGCTTCTTCTGCTGTTGTCTATTCTATCTACATAGATAACTCAGCAAACGCTGCTGCCGCTTCCTATCTGAAAATTTGGAACGTGGCTTCCGGCAGCGTTACGGTGGGGACAACCGCCCCGGACGAAATCATCTATGTCCCCGCCGGGGCGCGTATTACTCACCCGATGTTTACGGTCGCCGCCAGTGGAAAGACGTTCGGGACCGCATTGACGATAGCCTGCGTAACCACGGGTGGCACAGCAGGAACTACTGGCCCAACGTCCAATGTGATCGTCAGTATTCTTTATGTATAGGTTTTATTGGATCGACAACGCTAAAGGTTGATAAGCTGTGGCAGTCCCAACTAGCGTAAGAGTTGAGAGTAATGACATAGATCGGGCACTCCTTCGGTGGACACTGGCTACGGGTACAACTGCTACTCAAGTCTATCGTAGTACTGATGGAATTAGCTATAGTCAAATCATTAATCTCCAATCAAGTGAAATTATTTACGAAGATACAGGCTTAAGTGATGCCACCCGGTATTGGTATAAGCTAAGCGCAGATTCAGGCGTGACGTTTAGCTCAGTGGTAACTGTAGTTGTGCAGACTTGCTTTGGGAGTGCAGGTGGTGGAGGCGGACTGAGTTTGCCCAATGACATAGAGGATCTTGCTAGGCGGGTTGAGGAAAAGTTTAGCCAGCTAGAGGGCGTGAATCCTAGTGGTGCTGGTTCGCAATGTGAAGTGTGTTCTACAAATGGAGCAATAGTTTTAGATTGTAGTAGTGGTTGTGTTGCCTTCGTTGTAAACATGGACGAGGACATCAATTCAATTAGTATTAATTGGTGTGGGGAAAGGCCAGCAAATGTAGAGTTTGTAATTCCAGATGGAGCAACTCGCCAAATCTGCGGATTTCCACGCTACTTTGGTTTTACTGGTGATGAATGTAATGACGCACAAATAACTGGACCACGTAGGCTACCATTCAGTCTAGGTGGGCCTGGAAGTGGGACAGGCGGCGGCAGCGGCGGCTTAACGTCTAGGTCTGGTGGTGGCGTGCCTACAGGTGGTGGAGGAGGTGGAATTGCGTGTAATTGCATACCAGCAAGTGATGGTGGCTTAACCATTAAGTCATGCACAGCTAATAATTCAATGAAGTGTAGTAGCAGTAATAGTAGTGCTAAGAAATTAAATCTAATTGCTTGTGGAGGTAGGCCGCCGTATTCTTGGAGCGTTACAGGTGGGCTGGGATTAAGTAGTACAAGTGGATCAGAAACTACAGTTACTCCGCCAACAAATTCAGGCTCAGGTGTTGCTGGAGTTGCTTATGAGCTTATTTGGTGTGAAAGTGGTGGTGGGCAGAGGACTACAGATCATAGTTGTAATGATGTAGCTGGGACTTGTGTTGGGACTGCTAATTGCTCTACTTGCATAAGCCATACATGCAGTGGTGTACTTACGACTATGAATGGGCTTGGTGGTTGTGATACCACAATTCCAACTAACTCAATAGCTTGTGGTGGAGTGATTGGCACAAAGACGTTTTGTGACACTAGATCAGCTAGTATGATAACAGCCGGGTGTAATCCATGTGGAACTTCTACAGATGGAAAAGTAGTTACCGTGACTGATGCTATAGGTACGGCAGTGAGCATAACACTAAGCGCATGATTATTCTGGAAGACGACACTGGCCAAAGGATGGAGGTTGCAGAGGGCCAAAGATATGATGGCAGGAAGTGGCATGTAGTAGATAGCAAGCCACCTTTCCAAAATATTGAGCCCTTGCTCAATGAAGCAGTTGAGTTGCTTAGGACTATTAGTGCTGAGTTAGACCAAGAAGGGATTCATTGGGGCGATGTACTTAAAGTACTATTTAAGCCAATAGCACTTTTGACTGGCATGGGTAATTGTTCAGGTTGTGATGTACGGCAAGTAGTTATTAATTCGGCCCAAAAGTTAATTGAAAAATTGGGTAAGGTTGATGCAGCTAAAGCTATGAAGGACTTGATTAAGGCTAGTTTTAAGCAGCAACCCCAAGAGGTTTTACAACAGTTGAAGGCAATTTTACTGGTATAACTTGGATGATTGAACAAGGCTTAGAGTTCTACGACTTTATGGGACGAGTTTGGATAGATGGCTATCTGAAACTCAAAGAGCAGGCTTCAGGCGTAACTAGCCTTACTCCTAGTACTGACTTCCTCCATTTCTACGCCAAAGATAAAAGTAGTTTAACTGAATTATACTACAAAAACGATGCAGGGACTGAGCGGGACTTAAGTTTAGTTGCCTTACTCCCGGCTTCATTTACAGCTAGCCGGATGGCTGCAAGTGATGCTAGTGGAGTACTTACTAGCTTGGTTGCTCAAACTCAGGGCGCAATTCTATTTGGTAATGGAACCACTCAGACTTTCGATATTAGTAACCTAGCTTGGAATAATACGACTAAAGTTCTCGGTATTGGGCTATCTGATCCAGTCTTTCCAAATGGTGGAGGGCTACAAATATACCGGAGTGACTATCCACGACTCTCACTTGCTAATTCTACTACCGGTGCCACTAGCGCAGATGGCTATGGCCTTGTTGGAGTAGGCCTAGACCTATACTTAGAGAATCGTGAAGCCGGCAATCTCATATTCACCACTACAGACACCGAGCGATTCCGTATAGGCGCATCAGGCCAACTTGGTATAGGTGGAGCAACTTATGGGACAGCTGGTCAATACTTCAGATCGGGTGGAGCATTAGCAGCACCTACTTGGACTACGATTCCTGCAAGTGAGATTGGAAGTGGGGCAGCAGTTACAGCGGCCTCTACTAAGATTACACTGGCTGGCAGTCCTTCAGCAGCAGCTTTAGCTGCTTTTAGTATAGATGTAAATCAAACCAATTTGGACCACGGAAGTATTGGTGGCTTAAGTGATGATGACCATACAATTTACCTGCTTGCTGATGGTAGTCGTGCACTTTCTGGTAGTCTGGGCATGACCGGAGCGCCAAACCTTGGTACTGCTGTGGCCCCAGTCGGTACGGCCTTCTGTACAATTCTCGATTTGGAACCATCTAGTTCTAGTGCAGGGATTATTCGCTGGAACGGCTCGAACATCCTTCACCTTTACGGCACGCAAAATATGTTTGTAGGCCGCAACTCTGGCAATTTCACCCTAACTGGAGGTTACAATGTTGGATTTGGAGAAAATACTCTAAAAGTCCTGACCTCTGGTAGCCGGAATTTTGCGATGGGGTCAGACGCGATGCGTGCCGCTACGACTGCAAATGATGGAGTTGCTTTAGGCGAGAGCGCAGCAGCAAATGTGACCACAGCAGGTAACTTCGTTGCAGTCGGCGCTAGTGCTCTCTCAGGGGCAACTACCGGGAGCAGTGAGTCCGTAGCCGTCGGAACAGGGGCTGCGGCAAACTCAAATGCTCCTTACCCCATAGTCGCCATTGGTCCGAGGGCGTTATACTTTGCGACAACTGGGTACGATATAGTAGCCATCGGCCTTCAAGCCGCACAATACATGTTGACAGGGCAGCAAGTAGTCGCAATAGGAAACGATGCGGCGAGAAATTCCACTCTGATGGATATAACCGCTCTTGGCCCTGGGGCATTTCGCGGGGCGACAACTGCGAGCCAGCAAGGGGTAGCTGTTGGAGGAGAAGCTCTCGGTAGTACGACAATCAGCGCCGGTGGTCTCACAGGAGTTGGACATAATGTCGGCAATAATGACGATGGTTTTAATGTCACCACGGGCACCTATCTGACTTTCCTGGGCTACCGCGCAGGACAGAGCACCGCTACTCAACTGACTAATGCTATGGCGCTTGGGGCTAACGCAAAGGTAGGTGCAAGCAATGTCTGTGTTATTGGTGGAACAGCAACCGCACTAAAACTGGGGATTAGTGTTCCTGCACCGACAAATGACCTGAGCTTTAATGGTGGATCTACACGGACTTGGTGGATGGAACGTCATACAACGGCTGATACACCAGGAAATAGCCTAACTATTCAAGCAGGAGGTGCAACAGTTGGTGCTACAGATAAAGCAGGTGGAGACTTGTTGCTCAAGCCTGGAGTTTCTACAGGCTCAGCCGAGAGCGGAGTACAAATTAGTGGTTGTGTTGCTGGAGCAACTGGTACGGCAGATCGTACCCTTAGTACCATAATACAAGTACTTGGTAATAAGCTTGGTCTTTTTGGTGTGGCTCCAGTTGTGCGGCCAGCAGCCCTTACAACACAACTGACTAGTATCACGCATACTGCACCAGGGACACCAGATTATGCACTACAGGACTTGGTGCAGAACACAGGATTTGGTTTTGTAACCAAGGATGAAGGTAACTCTTTTTTGAGTGTGGTTGCTAATTTACAAACGAGGATGAGTGAAATAGAGAGTCGATTCCAGGGGCTAGGTGCATTAAACTAGGAGGGCAGGATGGCTAATCTTGATATTAATAGATATAGTGAACTCAAGAAAAAGGGAACTATTTCCTTAATCAAAGCAGGTGGCGTTGTGGCACTTGTGCAGAGGCGGTTTGACACTGAAAGTGGAGAAGCACTCCCAGACGAAGTAGTTGGTGTAAACCTCAAAGAATTGCGAGAGTTAAGAGCTAAACTTGTTGAGCAGATTGCAACTCTGGATACGGTGCTTGCAGATTGTGATGAAGTTTTGGCAAGTAAGGTTGTTTAAATTTTGTCCGATAACTGGGCACAAATTTACAAAAAAGGAGTAAAGTAATGGCTAGTCCGTATGCAAGTTTGATGTTCGGCAATTATCAAGCAAATAACCGTCCTTTATATCCGGGATCACGGCCACCCGGGAATGTACCCACATCAGCGGGTGGTTTGCCGATTCAAAAGGCGGAGACGAGTTCGCGGCGGGACATCTTGCCTGCGGGATATGCGACCTTGAGGGATTACCTCGCTGGCGGAATTCCGACGCTAACGGGGGGCGCTCGGACTACGGCGAAGTTAGATGAGCTAAACGCCGACCCGCTAAAAAGTACCCTTTTCCAAAATACCATAACGCCATTGCTGGCAAGTATGGTGCCGGGAGAGATAGCGGCACGTCGTAGCCTAACCGATAGATTCCGACAGAGTGGGCAATTGCAATCTGGTGCTTTTGCTGAACAGGCCAGACTGCAAGAAAGTGACATACTGGGGAACAGGAACGAAGTGGTAGCTAAACATGCGGGGGATATTTATTCTCGCTTGCTGCAATCCTTGGGTCTCGGCTTACAGGCGGAACAAGCATCGGCACAACCGTTCCAATTAGGGACTACCTTGCTACAGGCCCTACGGAATGAAGGGGCAGATGTTACAGGCGGTCAATACAGCATGTTTGACCCGATAGCCACAGCGGCGGCAAGCAGGGGTGGTGGGTACAGCGGGGGTAGTGGGGGTTCTACGGTAGGTGGGGGAGATTATCCGAGTGGCGCTGATGTTAATAATTAC